TCCTCCGATTTTTAAGTGTTAAGAATTCATCATGGCTTAAACATCTGTGATATCTGTATTTATCAAATTCAAACCATGCATCTACCAATCCTTTATCAGGATAGTATTTATGGTTGACCATCTTGCAGTTGATTGGCAAGTGATGCTTTTCATATATTTCATATGCTGTCATGATAATAATAATTTGGTTTGAGCATCTTATAGACCTAAACCTACTTGCGTAGACCTAACAGCATTACCTGTTATGCACCAAAAAAATAGATGTACAGTACGTCTACCGTACACCCTCGTCATAAATAAAATCTAGTACTTCCACACCTTTGAACTAGAATAAGTGTGAGTTAAAAAATAGGTGTATAGTACGTCTACTACACACTTTTAGCACTTCTTACGAGCCATTACCGAGGTAGTACTCACCTGATAACAACTTGTTGATCTATCACCTTTTATCGTGTCATCAACAACACTATCCTGATATAACCTGGCCAAGGCATATCACAATTACAGCTTAACGTTCCATCCAACGACCAAGGAGCTAACTTGGATTTTTTTGTAAGGGATGCTTCTTCCTACCTTACTTCAATGCTCAAAGATCTAAAACCATTTCACATCATTTCCCCATACGCCGAGGTTCGCGTTATTAAACAGGAACTTCTTCTGGCCCACTTATCCTGATAAGGCACTGACAGGCCGTTAGCCTGTTTCTGTTTACTCAAAGAGCGTGGTGGGTCACGATCCCACTATAAGTTAAAATCATAATGTTGCGGTTACTACACTCTTTCTACAAACATTAAAGAATATAGTATAGAGTATACCACAACCAAGGTTTATTTAGCTATATCCATACATTATAGCTGTGATAGATATGTTAATGTGTATAGTATGGAGCTTTATGGGTGTATTTGACACCCATTTTAAGCGTATTACACATGTTTTTTATGCAAAACAAATAAAATTTGGGAGTTACACCACTAATTGTAGTATAACCCCCGTGATTTTTGACACCTGAGTTAAAAATGCCAAAATAATGTTCTGAATTTGTTACAGTTTACACACGTTTACAGAACATTGTAAAATAAAAATAAATATTCACATTCTGCTTTTTGCAGTAGTCACAATGCAACTTGTCTTGAGTTATAATGCAGATAGGTAGCAATACAAGACATAGTGAACACTTAAAAAAACAACCCCCGAAGGGGTGCAGGTGTTACAGAGTAACACCCGCATCCTGAAGTTTCTTCAGGATTGTTTCCTTCTTGGAAGCTCTGCCCAGATCGACAGAGTTAGCGAGCGCAAGATCGCGCAACTCGTCGACTGAAAGAGTTTCCAAAGAAGTGAAAGAAGGCTCAGGACGCACTTCTATCTGGTATTTACCAGGTAGAGGTGTACCGTCCTTTGCTGTCAACTGAGCACCGAAGGTGACGAAAGCTGACTGCACAAGCCTGTCTTTCTTGATTCTACGAACCTTAGTCACTTGACGTCTGCCAGGCTTGGCAGGCATAGTGACAGGTGCGTTGAAATCATCCAAAGTAAGCCCATGATCCGCAAGGAAATCTTGGGCCTTTGGATGGCTCAAGCCCACGATGCGATTGTTGGCCCAGAGCTTGAGGTATCCTCGAGCATCTGGGACATGAGAGCCAAGTGTGGCGTGAGTGTAAAACAAACCTGAACGCCACTTTTTAGTGTCCGTTTCAGGTTTTTTTTCAGTGAGTTTGGTTGCAAAGCCAAACTCGACCACTGGCGGCTTGCCCGGCATGGTCTTTTCTACGATTGAGATGAAGAACGGATGTTCTTCTCTCAAGAGTTCTAAATTTGTCATGGTATGATAAATTTTGAATGTGAAGAATTAAAATTAAGCGCAAAGCAGGGGGTACCCTGCTGGCGAATTTTAGTGGGGGAGCGGTTGTAATAGACCCCATCAAAACTTCATGTACACTATTTGGATTTTAGGGATAATAAATTTTTTGATTTACTGGGTGGAACGGGAATTGTTGGTTATATTATATATGTAAACACTAGACACATGGACAAGAGATATGTAAGTATAGATAATGATGGGACTAATGATGAGTTGTTAAGAGAGGCTTTTGATAACAGTTATAGGTTTTTGTTTGAGGGTGTTACTCTTAAGCAGTTGAAGAAGGAGTGTATCCGGGATGATAAGGATTTGGTGATGACCGTTGATAACAAGGATAACCAAAGATTGGATAATTTATTGGATATGTTGATATGGTATGAATCAGAGGAATGGTATGAGAGGTGTGCTGTTATTAATGCTGCCATCAAAAAGCAATTTCCTGAAAATGAGATGTAAACTTTTGTAATTTATTGGGAAATGGTTATATTTGGATTATTCGTAAACCAAACATAATTATCATGGAACAACCAGATGAAGTACAAGACTTATCTCAAGAAGAGTTAAAGGAAAGAAGGCAAAAGATCACTGATTATTATAGTGAGCATATTCCTCATCTAAAAATACAGCTGGAGTATGAACAGCTGTTAGCTGATATCGAAAGATTGAGAGTTGACAGAATCAAGTCTCAGTTGTTCTTAGCGCAGATGGCTCAAGAGCAAGAGGGTGAAGACTTTGAAAATGAAGCTCCACCTCAAAATGCTAAGAAAGAATTTGATAACCAGCGTAAACTCCAAAGAAAATGATTACAGTATTATTAGATGCTGGCCATGGTGGTATCATCAATGGTGAGTATCAGACATCGGGAAAGCGTAGTCCTGTTTGGGAAGATGGTAGTGTATTGTATGAGGGGGAGTTTAACAGGGGGATCAAGTATAGGTTGAAGGAGAAGTTGCAGCAGGAGGGGATACCATATGTAGATGTGAACCCCGGGGATACAGATATTAGTTTGGCTAATAGGTGTAATCTAGCTAATGAGTATAGCAATTCTTTATATGTGAGTATTCATGCAAATGCTGGAGGAGGAACAGGATGCGAGGTGTTTACTGCTGTGAATTGTAGCAGTAAGAGTACACAGATGGCAAAGTTTGTAGAAGAAGAATACAAGAAAAGATTTGTGGAGAGATGGCGCGGAATCAAAAAAGAAGATTTCTATGTTGTTAAGAATACAAAGATGCCAGCTGTATTAGTGGAGTGTTTCTTTATGGACACCGAACCTGAGTGTAAAGGATATCTAATGACGAGAGATGGCCGTGAGTTAATTACGGAGTGGTTGTTTCATAGTATACTTAAATATGTGAAGTGGCAATCATAGAAATCCAAAAAACCAATAAAATGATTGTTACAAAAATTGAAAAAAAGGTTAAATCGGAGAAAGACAAAGTTATAAAGTATCAAATTCTAACACATTGTTTTTTCAATGATATTAATGTTAGCAACTCAGATTTAGAATTGTTACTTGAACTCACTAAAAATAATGGGGTTGAAGTAAATGTGTTGTGTGAACTGCTGTCTGATAAGAAGGTGTTTAAGAGTAAACAGTCAGCCAGGAATGCTATAACTAAGGCAGAGAAGAAATTGCTTATTGTAAAAGATGGTGATTTAAGGAAGAAGAAGATTTGGATCTCTAAAGATTTAAACATTAAAACTGATAATGCCGTATTATTAGATATGAAAGTATTAGGTTTATGAATCCCAAGAAGCCAAATTTTTTAAAGAAAGATATAGCAAAGGAATTAGGTTTACATGAAGAGGTAGTTGATGCATTTATTGATTTTTATTATGACAAGCTAAGAAGGTCTTTGTCTAATTTAGTTTATCCCAAAGTTTATGTTAATAACTTAGGTACTTTTACTATTAGAAAGAATATACTTGAGAAAAACATAAAAAAACAAAAGGATATTCTGGGCAACTTGAAGAAGATCACTTACAACGGATATGAAAAAAGCGTATCTGTGCAAGAGAAAATAGAGTTGTATGAGAAGGCTTTGCTTGAAGTAAATCAAATCAATAAAAATAAAAAGGACTTTAAAAATAAAAGGTATGGATCTAAATAAATTTAAGAACGCTTTTAAGAACAAAAGTCAGATACTTGAAGGTATTAAGAATCATCTTTTTAAAAAAGAACACGTAGAGGCAGAGGCTGCTATAAGGTGGCATTTTTGTAAACAATGTCCTAAATTAGATATGGACGGCGGTGATTGTTTGGTACCCGGGACACAACCTTGTTGCTCTTCTTGTGGTTGTAGTCTTAAATATAAACTTAGATCTATGTCTTCAGATTGCCCTCTTGGATTTTGGGGTGCTAAAATGGATGAGGAAACTGAAGATAAATTAAATCAATATTTAGATGAAACTACTAATCAGTAAAAAAGAGGTTGATTCCCATGCGGACGATAAAGAACTTGGTAAATATATCAGAAAAAAATTTGAGAAAAAGATCACGTATCAGGTTTTAGTTGATGAGCTTGACAATACGTGGGTCGTAAACTATTCTAATAATGAGTCTGACATTCAAAGAGAAGGGCCACAAGTACGAAAGTAGTGATGGTATAGAGTGGACAAGTGTAACATCTTTTATTGGGATGTTCAAACCACCATTTGACAAGAAAAAAATAGCAAGTAAATGTGCTAAAAACAAAAAGTCTAAGTGGTATGGTTTAGATCCACAAGTTATTTTGAATGTTTGGGAGGGTGAAACTAATCGTGCCATAGATTTGGGTAATTGGTATCATAATCAGAGAGAGAATGATATGCTTGAGCTACAAACAATAGGTAGAGAGGGAGTTGAACTACCCATAATTAGACCTTTGATAGAAGACGGTATAAAAACAGCACCAGTTCAGAAAATATCTGATGGTGTTTACCCAGAACATTTTGTTTATTTAAAATCAGCTGGTTTATGCGGCCAGGCTGACCTTGTTGAGGTTGTAAATGGTAAGATTAATATTACAGATTACAAAACCAACAAAGAAATAAAGGAAAAGGGGTTCACGAACTGGGAGGGAATAACATCAAAGATGTATAATCCTGTGAATAACTTAGATGATTGTAATTTAAACCATTACAACCTTCAACTTAGTATTTACGCTTATATAATTAAGGTGCACAATCCAAAATTAAAGATTGGTTCCCTAAAAATACAACATGTTCAGTTTGAATCTGAAGGTGAAGATGAGTATGGGTATCCAATTACTAAAATGAAAAATGGAGAACCTATTATAAAGGATATTAAAATGTATGATTTACCCTATCTAAAAGATGAAGTGTCAAGACTTATAATTTGGATAAAAGATAAAAAGAGATGATAGTAAAACTGTTTGATATTCAGAATGAAAAAGTGGTTCCAACAGAGCACTGTTATACATTAAAGTTTCTTAAAGATATAATGGACGGTTATCCAGACAGTTATCTAAATGTGTATCAATATTTGTTTTACATGACTTGTCCCAATCCAGATCTTAACCCATTTTTTCATTTACCAGAGTATGATAAAGAGGAAATTATTGTAGAGGAGATTGAATTAGAAGAATCAAGAGAAGATGAGTTGATTATCATAGCTTTGGAGAAGTGTAAAAAGCTTTATGAAACTCCAACACATAGAGCTTATCTAGGAATTAAAAAAGCCTTGGATAATATGGCTACATACATGGCCAACACTCCTATTACAGACGGTAGGGATGGTAATATATCACAAATCCGCGCTGTTGCTAAAGATTTTGAAGCTATTCGTCAGTCTTTTAAGGGTGCTTACAAAGATTTGCAGGATGAACAAAAGAGTTCTGTAAGAGGCGGCCAGGGATTAGCATATGATCAGTTATGAAGTATCTAAAAGACATATTATTAAACAATCTTAGCGAGGAAGAGGAGAAAAAAATACAAAAAGAAGCAAAAAATTTTATACAGAAGATATTAAAAACCAACAATATGAAAATTGTACCGTTAGGCAAACGTGTTTTACTAAAAGAAAAAGAAGCTCCAAAGTATTTTAAAGGAACAAGCATTATAATACCTAGTAGTGAGCGAGAAAAGGAATATTTGGCTACTGTTATTGCAGTGGGTTCTAGAGTTGAGGATTTAAAAGAAGGGGATCTTATCAAGTATGCAAAACACATACAGCCAACAGCAATAGATCATGATGGTGAGCCACACATACTCCTGAATGAGCAGGATATTATAGCAATAATAAAAGATGTATAAGAAAATACCTACATACAGAGATGGTAAATGGGAGATAACTGAATTTGAGGAAAAAACAGATTTTGCTTTTTTTGTTCTCTCACTTTTTAAAGAGCCGGGTCATTATGAATTTAATGAAACGGCTTACATGTTTAATGAACAAGCCAGGTTATTTAACGATAATGGGTTTTATTGCTCTGCGCCATTTAGATCAAAAGACTTTATAGCTTATTGGAATAGAGAGAAAGAGAAGTGCAGGCAGGGCGTGTTGTATATTGACGGCACCAAAAAATGGTATATTACTCGCGAATATTATATGTGGTTGAACTTTCTTCCTATATATGACAAGGAAGAAAAGAAATACGGCTTTGCAAAAGTAAGAGATGCTCAATATCATATGGCTCTCTATGAACTTTTAGCTGAGTTAAACAATCAGCATTCAGCAATCCTTAAAAAACGTCAGATAGCCTCATCTTACTTTCATATGGCTAAACTAATCAATCAGTATTGGTTTGAAGAAGGTTCTGTATGTAAGATAGGTGCTAGTCTTAAGGATTATATCAACGATAAAGGATCCTGGAAGTTTCTTGAGGAGTATAAAGACTGGCTAAACGAGCATACGGCCTGGTACAGGCCAAGTAATCCCGAAAAAGTTTTGCTGTGGCAACAGCAAATAGAGGTTCGTGTAGGAAATAGAAAAACAAAGAGAGGATTAAAGTCTAAAATACAGGGTGCATCTTTTGAAAAGAATGCAACAACAGGTGTAGGTGGTCCTACAACTTATTTCTTTCACGAGGAGGCAGGGATCGCTCCTAAGATGATGGATACATATGAATATTTACGTCCTGCGATGCTATCAGGGATGGAGACTACGGGTATGTTTATAGCTGCGGGTTCTGTGGGGGATTTGGAACAATGTAAACCCCTAAAGGAAATGATTCTCAACCCAGTTGCTAATGGTATATACGGTGTAGAAACGAATCTAGTTGACGACGAGGGTACCGTTGCTGTGTGTGGCTTATTTATACCAGAACAACATTCTATGCCTCCGTATATTGATAAATATGGTAACTCTTTAGTGGAAGAGGCCCTGGATGCTATCATGAAAGAAAGAGAAGGGTGGAAAAAAGACTTAAATCCTGAGCAATATCAGCTTAGAATATCTCAGAAACCTACAAATATCGACGAGGCATTTGCTTATAGAAAGGAATCAATATTCCCGCAGGGAATAATTCAGAGACAAATGAAAAAGATCGAAGATAAAGAGTATAGTTATGAGCATATTGAGTTAGATAGAACCCAAGAGGGTATAGTAGCTAAAAGGTCTAAAAAGCTACCTATAAGTAAGTTTCCTGTTGATAGAAAGATGGCCGATAAGTCTGGATGTTTAGTAGTATGGGAAAGACCTGTTAATAATCCAGAGTTTGGATTGTACTATGCATCTATTGACCCTGTTTCAGAAGGTAAAACAACTACATCAGATTCATTATGTAGTATCTTTGTGTATAAAAACCCAGTAGAAATAACGAGAGAAACACCCGATGGAACGGAGCATATAATAGAAAAAGATAAAATTGTGGCAGCCTGGTGTGGTAGGTATGATGATATAAACAAAACACATAAACAACTTCAGCTTATTATAGAGTGGTACAATGCTTGGACAGTTGTAGAGAATAATATTTCGTTATTCATACAATATATGATATCAAAGAAGAAACAAAAGTATTTAGTACCCAAAAACCAAATATTATTCTTAAAGGATTTAGGCTCAAACAAAACTGTATTTACAGATTATGGTTGGAAAAACACCGGCACACTGTTTAAAACGCACTTAATATCTTATGCTATTGAGTTTCTTAGGGAGGAAACAGACGAAGAGTTTGATGATGAAGGAAATAGTATATCAAGCACCTTGGGTGTAGAGAGGATACCAGATCCTATGTTGCTAAAAGAAATGCTTGCATATCAACCTGGAGTAAACGTGGATAGGCTTGTGGCCTTTTCTGCGTTAATTGCCTTTGCAAAAGTGCAACAATCCAATAGAGGGTATGC